AAAACACACAGTTGTTCCAACGACGCATTCAAGGATTGGTCTCGTATTTCAGAGGTGCCGATGAACGCATGTTGCCTCGACGCGTAGACGACGACAAGCTGTTGGAAAAGGTTCCGATGTCCGATGCGATGTTCAACAACTATTTGGCGGTGCGATTTGACGAAATCAAGCAAGATGCACGACGAAAGCTCAACCCTGCGAAAGCCGAAGACAATGAAATGAAGACCTTTCGTGTGAATTCCCGTCTTGCATGCGACTACTCCATTCCGCCCGAGATTCGTAGACCTGAACCCGATGAAGCGTCAACCGAAGACGCAGACCCTGAACCCTTGAAGAAACTCAAGGCAGACATTCTAGAGAAAATCAAGGCAGACCCTGCACGATATCTCACAGAGACTGCACTTCAAACCTACAGTCCCAAGATGCTCCGAATGTTTCAGAACATCCGTGAATCCCTTGGAGGCGAGGCACGACGAACCCAGTTGTTGTATTCCAACTATCGTAACCTAGAAGGGTTGGGAGTGTTTTCAGCTATTTTGAGTGCGAACGGGTGGCAAGAATACAAAATCACCAAAGAAGCCGGTCAGTGGATTGAAGACCCCTCCATGGATGCTGAAAAGCCTGCGTATGCGTTCTTCACAGGGAATGAAGACATGGAGCAGCGTGAATTGTTTCGTCAGATTTTCAATGCAAAGTATTCAGACGACTTTCCACCCAGTCTCAAGCAGTCTGTGGAGTCTGCACCTAAGAAGAAGTTGGTGTTATTCATGATTACTGCAGCCGGTGCTGAAGGTATTACCCTAGCGAATGTGCGACATGTTCACTTGATGGAACCCCATTGGAATCCCGCACGACACGACCAAGTCATTGGACGCGCCATTCGATTGTGTTCCCACGCATCCTTGCCGTTGGAAGAACGAACGGTTCGTGTCTCGTTCTACATTAGTGTGTTTACAGAGTCTCAATCCAAGTCTACAGAAGGTGCGAACAATGTAGTGCTTGTGCGTCGTAACGATATGGCCACCAAACGATATGAAGGTGAACCGACCGAAGTGTTCATGTCGACCGATGAATATCTGTATGAAACGACCTATGAGAAGGATGTGACCAATAAACGAATTAGTTTGCTGCTTAAACAAGCTGCCGTCGACTGCGAAGTTCATCGTAAACTCCATAGTCGCGAAACACCTGTGATTTCATGTATGCGTTTTGATAGCACGGTTGCGGGTGAAGATTTAGCCTTCAAGCCTGATTTGAAGACGGAAGAGTTGGACGATTCATATTTGCGAAACATGCAACGCCGTAAACGACGACTCCAAAAGGTTCAGATTAAGCAGATGGTCTTTTTAATTGACCCCGACAGCAAGGAGGTCTTTGATGGTCCTGCGTTTGAAGACGGTCAGCGTCTACTTAGATTGGGACAGCTGATATCACCGGTACAGATACGCTGGCTGCCGGACCTTCAGCTTGCGTAAGCACATCTTCTAGAAAGCCATCACAGATAGTTGCCCAGCTCTTGAATTGGTACGCTCGAACACTCTCCTTCTTACTGGCTAGCTTCTCAATCATGGACTCCATTGCAGCCGTGACATCCGAGGGTGCAAACATCGGTGATGAGAATCCATGAGGCATACCGCCAGGGAAGTAATACTTTCCATTGGCTGGAATGAATTCAGCTGTAGAATCATCTAAGAAGGTGCGATAACTTCCCACATCGGTCACAATCTGAGGTGCGCCTACATACATGTGTTCGAGCTGGCACAATCCAAATCCTTCTCCATCGGAGGTATTGATTCCAATATCGGCTGCATTGTAGAGCTGATTAATGGCTTCATCACTCAACGCATTCGGAGGCGAGGTATCAATCATCAAGATTCGACGACCGAACTGCTGGAAATCCATTCCATTGTCTTTCAGTTCCTCGAGGTAGATACGCTGAATATCATAATGTGCACCGGTCTGAGGTTGGAGATTGGTTGCGATTATCAAATAATAAGGTTTTGAAGGGTTTTTCTTAAGAAGTCCTACAAATCCTGAAACGGTTAAGTCCATGCGTTTACGCTGACTGTTGCGATTGGCATTGAGCATTACGATTGCATCCGCAGGGAGGGATAAATTGGTCTGACGAATGGGTTTGCGTGCATCTTCAGACATACAGGTATAGATTGTAGGGTCGACTGCGTGTTCCAAGATACGAATGTCTGGGAAGGGACCATACTCTAAGAACTTTGTCTTCCAAATGTCTGTGAAGCAGTAAATACGGTCTGCGTGCTTCTGGACGATTTCAATCAACGGAGCTGCAATGCCTGTATACACTTGGTCTACATACAACCAAAGCTTGTAGGTTGATTTACCTCGTTCGTGTTTGATTGAGTCAATGAATCGTGTAATCGTATACGGGTCATTGTAAATCATCACTACATCGGGTTGGACTGTCTCAATGTATTCGGCAAGTTTGTTGTATCCAAATCCCTCTTCTTTTGGGTCTTCGTTTGCAGCCGCATCATAGGAAGTGATGCCTGCAGGATACTTGCGGAGGTTTGAGCGAGTTATATGTCGTTGGAATCCAAAGTGGAAGGTCTTAACTTTGGGACTCAATGTCGCCAATTGGTTGACGAGATTGTAACTGACTTTAGAGTAGCCAGTGATTTGGTCAATGTGTGTGCTTACCAGTAGAAATCGCATTACCTAATTAGAGAATCTCTCGCGTAAATCACAAATGCAGGTAAATTCTGCTCAAGATTGGCTCACAAAAACCAAGCGTAAGATTCTTGCCCGAAACATCAATACAGACCCACCTGCACCATCCGAAAAGTCGTATGCAACTTATCTATCTGCCGTTGTGAACGGAGCCACACAACGCGAACGATTCGTAGCCCCATTTCAGGGTGCGCGAGGTGGTGCAAGTGGCGGAGCAACCTATTCAAGTGAGTGCTGCCTCACTAACGGTGCTACGGGTGCATTTGGCGCATTTTTCGTTATTACCAACCATAGTATCGTACCTTACAATGGACGCTCCGTTCAACCTATGAGTGTGCGCATTGTGTCTTAAAGAAAGCATAGGGGAGTATACAAATGCCCGGTGGCTTAATCCAATTAGTGGGGGTTGGGGCCCAGAATGAGTTGGTCAACGGAAATCCTTCCATGACTCATTTTCGCTCAGTTTACCGCCGTCATACGAACTTTGCAATGGAACAGATTCGGATGCCGTTCACTGCATCCAACTTGGAGTTTTCAACGACAGGCACTCGAACGATTTCGTGTCGCATTGACCGTTACGCCCAATTACTCCACGATACCTATCTTATTATCACACTTCCAGACATTTGGTCGCCTCTCAAGTATTTGGGTGGAGCCATCCCTCCGACTGGATACGATTCACGCACCAACTCGATTGGATACGAGTTTCAATGGATTCCTAATATCGGATACAACTTGATTGACCATGTCAACTTGACCATGAACGGACAGGTCATCCAATCCCTTCGTGGAGAATGGTTGAAGATGTATTCCTACATGACCCACGATGCCAATAAGCGTTTGATTGTCGACCAGATGGTAGGCAATGTCCCCGAAGTCTATGACCCCGCACATGCGTATGACCGCAACGGACAATACCCACATGCAATTGCACCCACTGCACTTCCTACCACTGCGCCACAAACCAAGACACCCGAACCTTCCATTCGTAGTCGTCAACTGGTGATTCCGCTTCACTTTTGGTTTTGTGAGAATCCAGGTTTGGCACTTCCATTGGTGTCACTTCAAAACGCAGAAGTGTACATTGAAGTCACTCTGCGTCAGTTGTCGGATTTGTATACGGTAGTGGACACAAATTCAACCTCACTTACCTACGGTCAGCGTGTTCGTCCTACACAGTATCCACTCAGTCTCTTTTTGAGTCCACCCTTGTCCACAGGGATTGCTAGTAATCCAACCGTAACCACTTGGTTTCCAGACCCATACATTGAAGGCAACTTCATCTATTTAACGGAGATGGAGATGAATCAATTGGCACGAGCCGACCAGACCTTTTTGGTCAAGACGGTCAAATATGTGAACAAAGAAGGACAGTTTGGCGGCAATACGGATTTGGAAATCCCCATGTTCAACTTGGTGACTCGTATTGTGTTTTCGTCTCAACGCTCCGACCGTATCTTGCTCAATGATTGGGACAACTATACGAACTGGACGACTACGAACCGAGCGCCCTGGTCTGCGATTAGCACAGATGTGGATACAGGCTTGTATTCGTCGGGTCAACAACAAGTGACTTCGGTCTACCCTCGTGATTCAATGACCGATGGAGTCATTCTGTTTGATGGAAAGGAGCGTATTCAACCCAAACCGTTGCCGTTCTTTTCATTGCTGCAGATGTATCGTCATACTACTGGCGAGACCCCCGCACTTCCAGGTGTCTACATGTATTCGTTTGCCTTGGACAATGGGTCCTATCAACCTTCAGGAGCTGCGAACGGAAGTATGTTCAACAAAATCATTCTGCGATTGACGCTTCAACAGCCTCTTCCATTGTCGGTCAATTCAGACACAACTACACAAGTCTGCGTATTAACTTCGACGTTGTTCAGTCCAAATCCAACCGTGATTCCAGCAGCCAATGTGAACTTGACCGACCCTAAAACAGGCAAGTTGCTGTATCCTCCTGGAACGATTACAACCGTAGTTCAGAACAATGATACAATCCTCTTTACCTTCACCTACAATGTCGGAGTGTATGTAGAATCCATCAACTTCTTCCGCATCGTATCGGGCTTGGGCAATCTTGTATTCGCATCATAATAATGAGTGGTGTCTATTTAGAATCCGCCTATTATGGCGACGAAAAGGCCTTTGCAAACATCACAAAGAGTTTAGCAAAGAAAGTGGCTGCAGGTGTCTTGGATGTGACTTCCAACAGTCAATTGAAACCTACCTTTGAATCGGCTCCTGAGACGAGCTTGGACAGTAAAGATGAAAAGAAAATCCGCGAACAAGCAGTCAAGGGTTGTGGAGGTGAATCAGACCAAAAGTGCTTGGAAGCCAAGAAGCTACAACTCAGTCAGGAACGACTCAAAGAAAAGGAGATGGAAGACCTCGGAAAGGGCGTGATTAAAGGTGAACGATTGACAGTCAACATCGTCGAGAACGGTAAACGAAGAACCTTGATTACACCCGCAGGTCAGAAGCTTCGTCTTGAAAACATCTTGGGAGACAAGGCGTCGGATAAAGATGCAATTCTCGCACTTCCGACTCCTTCCGAATTCCAGAACCGAGCCATTTCATTGATTACGATTGTGTTAAGCACCTTCATTTATGTGTTTGGAATCGTAGCGGTGTATGCGGTGTTTATGCGTCAAGCCGCAGACACTGGAAAGGATTACTTCCGTATCGTTGCCTATGCAGGTGCAGCCACCTCTGTGATGTTTCCAGGCACAGGGTTTCTCATCATTCTAGGATACTTTGGATTCAGAGCATTTATGGACAACATAGTAAAGGAATGATTCAACTCAAATGGCTCGTCGCAGGGTTGATTCTTGGATTGTTGATTTCAACCGTCTTGATTCCACCGACCCGAAAGAAGGTCTCCATGCCTCAACCGAATGATTCAAGTATCTACCACACCGACTCAGGATGTGTTCGATTCGATGCAGTGGAAGTTCCATGTGTCTCGGAGCCAGATTCATTGAATCTACTCGCAAGTCTCAGTAAGAAACAATGATTCACCTCGCCCAAGTGATTGAACGAGCCTCTCCTTTCTTTTCATTCATCATTGGACTCGGGGTTGCCGCAATCCTGTTTCACCGCAACTACTCCACCGTGCTCACCTTGGGAATTCCCCTGAAAGACACAACCGACAAGGTCGTCAAGGTGGACGGTAAATGCTACCGATACCGCGTGGAAGATGCATCGTGTGAAAACCCGTCTAATGAATAAACAATGGACGATTCTACCTCTCTCGACGCTCTATTGAATCCTCAAGGACCGCAATCACAGCCTCCTATCATGCCAATGCCTAGTAACCAAGCACCCGGTTACTCGACCATGGCCCCCTCTTTCAAACCCACACTACCTGCGATGCGCTGGATGGCTTCTTCAGCCAGCCTGTACATTGCTTTCTTCCTTGCAGCAGGTATCATTTCGTTATCCATTCCTCGTAACATGCTTCTTCAATATGTTCCCAATGCCTACACCGGTTCAGGAGTCGTCAGCTGGACAGGTGCAGGTGTATTAGGTCTTGCTGCGGTCATCATTGCACACCTTCTGAGTGGGTTCATCTCGAGTATCCTCGGATAAAAAATGGATTCAGTTTGGACAAATGATTGGACACCCCCCCACAATGCAGACTTTCCCACCTCACTATTCTAAACTCGAACGCGAACTCTTGACCGACGCTCATCAGGCAATTACAGCCTGTGACCTTTGGGACTGGATGAAGACTTATACTCCAGACAAAGACAAAGGCTTTGTGTTTTCAACCCATCCAAACCTTGACCGTATCAATGCAGCCATGAAGTATCAAGGACATAGCGGAGGTTCGTATGGATGGACCATGCGAACCATGGAACACATTGCTAAACTTGGCTGGAACGAAGCGTTAAATCCACCCTGTCCGTGCCGTAGAGCAAAAGGATTCACCTTTGGCGGGTGCGGTGTAGCCGGCATTAACGCAACATGTAGTAGACCCACATGATATTCACCCATGTACACCACAGTGAGCCATGAGTGTGATACTGTCCATGAACTACATTGAAATACACCAGAAGACCCGCTAGAATGAGTCCTAGTTCACGCGGCAACAGAAAGTATGTTCCCAAAATCAGACCTATCCAATACGGGAGTCCTTCGAACGAGAAGGGGTCAAAACTCCACTTCCATTGGAAATGTCCATCGTCTGCAACGACAAACCGAAGGTCTCGTGACCCATATAGGAATTCAGTGATGGATTGAATCACAATGTATGGAAGAATAAACGAATACTTTTTTGCTTCGTAAAAGGCGGCTACGGGTTGAGCGAACAAGACCACCTTTCCCAACACCGAAAGAAGTCGTTCATCCACAGACTCCGTCCATCGCAGTCCCTCTATAAGCTGCATTTGAGAGACCACTAACGGAAAGAGGTAAGGTTTCCCCTGTTGAGACAGAATCAGTGAACATGCTAATCCAAAGACCCAGGTTGTAAACGATACATCCGCACTATAACACATGCTTACAAATAAGAAAACAGAATAACACAATGTCCCTCATTTCGCTTCTGTTTTCACCGACCTACCTTCGTGAACCTCCAGCGTTTTTCCATCCTCGCATCTTGGTTGGACCTGGGGTATTCTTAACACCGGCGTTTGTTGAAAAGTATGGGATTACCCATGTACTCAACTGCTCCTTTGACGACTTCTCTCCATATTGGTGGAGAAGTCGCTATCCATCCAAATACAAAGTATTGAATGCAATCGATTCACTGGAGACGAACATTCTAGACTGGTATCCCGAGTTTGAAGCTACATTGCATCAGTTCTTACGAGAGGGAACGGGAATGGTCTATGTCCATTGCCAAGCGGGTATGAATCGTTCTGCGTCTCTTGCATTGGCATATACATGTAAGAACTTGGGTATGGAATTCAACCATTTAGTCTCTTCAGTGCGTCGCCAACGGCCTTGTATTCTTCAAAATCAAGTCTTCATGAAGCAAGTGAATGAGTTTGTAAATGGACGTGTTCAAAATTCGGAAAACACGGGACAGCCCCACTACATCTATCGCGACAGGTACTCTCGATTCTTTACACCAGGGAATCGTTCAAACGCTCAAGGACTCCAAAATCAAACAGGAGAGCCTGCGGGAAGAGCTAGACCGTTTACAAACGGAAATATCACGCCTGTGTTCCACGAATGACATTAACGACATTGTGAAGGCAAATCATCTACAAGACCGCATTCGTGAAATTCAAGACGAGTTGGAACACGCACAACCTGTAGAAGAGTATTACTTGAAAAACATGGACTTGCTAGACGAGTATTACAAGAAGCAAGATACCTCGGTCAATGCGCCTATTTTGCAGTCCAAAGACGCAAATACCTTCCTCAAGTTTTTCAGCGCATCCGTTCCCTCTGAGAATGGTCTGTCTCGCAAGCAGATGTTTGACGAGTATGTTCAACGCATGAAGTTGTCCAGTGGTCCAGAGGTCGTTCAGTTATTGACCGAGCATTGCGTCCAGTGTAATGTTGCACGCGAAGAGATTAGTTCAGAAGGTATTTTGGTCTGTCCTCGATGTGGCTCTGAAGAGTATGCATTGGTTGTCTCAGACTTCCCCAGTTTCCGTGACCCACCCAAGGAACGCAACAACTATGCGTATAAGAAGATTAACCATCTCAATGAAATCTTGAACCAGTTTCAAGCCAAGGAATCGACCATCATTCCCGAAGATGTCATGAACGAGGTCATCATGGAACTCCGCAAGCGTCGAATCCACAACATTGCAGATTTGACGGAAGAGGATATACGGCACATTTTGAAGAAACTCAATCGTTCTAAGTATTATGAGCACAGGGCCCACATCCTCTCTCGCCTCAATGGAAATCCACCTCCCACCATTACCCCCGAAATTGAAGAGAAAATACGAGCCATGTTTCAAGATATTCAAGCTCCTTTTCTGCTGTACTGCCCGAACGACCGCACGAATTTCTTGAGCTATTCGTACATCCTCTACAAGTTCTTTGAGCTGTTGGAGTTGGACGAATACAAGGTCTTCTTTCCGTTGTTGAAGTCACGAGACCGATTGATAGCCCACGACCAAATCTGGAAGAAGATTTGCGATTACCTGAACTGGGAGTTTATTCGAAGTGTATAAATAAATGTCTACATTTAAGCTTCCACTTATTGAGTTGGAGGATGTGAAGAAAATGGACGATAAAGAGATTGCCACACATCTAACAAAAGATGATACTCTAAAGCAGTCATATGAAGCTAAAGGCTACAAGTGGAACGAGCCTGTGGAAAAACTACAGGAACAGGGACCCAAAGCTATCGCATTCTGGAAACATCTCGGTAGTCCTACAGGTGGACCACTGCGTGCACATATAGGATTGAAACCAGAAGTTTGGAAACAAATGAATTTGCGTATAACCCCAGTTGCTGGAACGGGTCTCAATGCAGTAAGAACACTCAGGGCAGAGAAGAGAATGGGTGGTCGTAAGTCACGAAGCAAAAAGGCTCGTAAGACGAAAAAGAATGGAACTAAGCGTAGAGTTTAATCATCATCCGAATCCAATACATATCCTTTCAAGTGAATCGTCGCAAAGCATTCCCGTTGTGAATGTGTGTTTCTACCGCATCTTCTGCAGTGTTGGGGTTTGGGTTTCAAATCGTCTCGTATACGAATCAGAGTCTTTAATGCATTCGCTTCGACTAGTTGCTGAATATCGTTCATGACATTCGCAATCGTTTCTGGTTGCTGTTTTTTGATATCTTTTATACTTTGTGATGTAATTTCAGCAACCTTTGCTAATGGCATGCCTTTTTCAAGAAGCCTTTGTGCGATATGAGCTTGTCTCGCACGAATACCTCCGATAGAACGGCCTAATTCTTTTGAACACTGTGCCACCGATTGACCGAGTGATAGCATAGTTAGAAGAGTATTTTCTTCTGTATAACTCCATGGAGTACCGTGATTTTCTAGTGATGACATTATTTGATTAATATGTGAGTTGTGAGAGGGGGGAGTCTGAACGACTCGACAAAAATAAATCCGTTTTTACTTGGAGTGTTCCCGATGAATCGCAGGAAGATTGCGAAGAGCTTGAAGCTTTTCAAAGAACCAGTACTGGCATAGCATATGAGGTGCGAGTCCTGCTTCATAACACATCAACACTGGAATCGAGTTGGATTTAGGTGAACGAACGCGTTCGTGAATCATGCGATGGACTTCAATCGTGAGTTCAGGAAGAAGGTGTTCAATTCGGCGTTGACGAATAAAGGGTGCACCAAATGATTCTGCGGAGTACGGATGTTGGAGCACATCGTAGATAAGCGCTAGGCAATGTTTGCAAGGTTCCATTAGACAACGCACAAGATGATAATAAAGGTTACAACTAGGAAACTGATTATACTGATATCGAATACTCTGTGGACTATCATTCTACGGCTCCTGTATCTACGCTCAGACTTTCCGTTTTCAAGATGACTTCGGTCGGTTTCGGTTCGGTCAGAAACACATTCGTCAACACACGTTCGACTTCCATCATGGCGGTCTTGACTTGAATCATGTCTTGTTCACACTCGTCCCATTTGCCCCAGGGATACCAAATCGTGTGATTGTGTTGGTTGTGATAGTAGAAGGTCAAGATGGGTTGTCCAGTCCAGGAGGTTCCCATACTGACATTGGCGAGGGAAGGAATGTGGAAGACTTGTTGGTGAATGCGGATGAAGCGAGGCATTGTATACCGTTCAGTCATTCGATGGGTCGAGTTCCGTTTTTTAGAGAAGTTTGGCACGTTCCCTCAACCAGGTTTCGAGTGGAATATGCGGCATCAACCATTGACAGACTTCATCCACATGGGGTCCGTCTTCATGTACATGATAGGTAACGAGTTTCTCAACACGCCATAGGATGGCGCTTTCCGAGCGTTTGAGTGCAGCTGCAACGTCGAGAAACGAAGCGGATTTGAATCGTAGCATGATTATCAAGGTTCTATCATCTTCATTCGTCCATCGTTCGTTCTCTTTGGCGGCGGGAGCATTGCGCTTCTGTTGTTCGAGTTCTGCGATGCGAGCGTGTAGGGTTGCGAGTTCAGCGTCAATGGAGTTCATGGTGTATGGAAAAAGGAAGGATATGGGAACGGGCTTCCGTTTTTACTTCTTCTTAACTTTTTTTGACTACAAACTATAATGGTTGGGATTAGGAACGCGAATCCGATCGCAGTGGATCTTCAAAACATCTATATATCTAATTTTGATTCTTATCGTTCTGAGGATGCTCCAGAGTTTAATCA